TCCCGCTTCCAATCAAATGTAACACCGCGAAGCTGATGCAGCTTACTCAATGCACCATCCACAATCTTTATGTTATCTTTTAGGTTTTCGTCTGACGAAATCGTTGTTGAGTTAGTAACTACGTTTCCGTCTGCATGAAGATTTCCTGAACTATCAAATCTAAATTCTTCAAGACCACCAAAGTAAAACGCTACTTTTGTATTAGTTGACTGAATGTAGTTTGATGTGCTGTTCCCCATAAGTGTGACTTCGCCACGCAAATCACTTTCGATACTGAAAGTTGTGCCCGATAAGTCTAAACCTGTCCCCGCTGAATACGTTGTATTTGTGTTTACAACAGTCTCAGTCGCAGATGTAATACCTGTGATGTGACCATAAGTGTCTAGCGTAATGTCTTGGATATAAGTACGACCAGAGTTGTTCACAGATGCTTGTGATGACGTATCTGCGTGACTGATAGTTACGTTACCTGTGCCACCGCCTGTAAGGCCACTACCCGCTGTGATTGTTTGGTCAGCAGTAGCACCATTTTCTACGTTAAGTAACGCCCTAGCTGCTGCCGCTGTGTATGTACGACCATAGTTGTCGCTACCATTTGTACCAGAAAACAGCCCCATACCAGACGTGAGGCCTGATGTAGAGTATGTACCAGAGCCATTAAAATAAGTGGCAAATAGATAACCATTAGCTTGACGTACCGCTACTGTATTAGCAATCTCACCTGTGCTTGTGTTGTAACCATCCAACAGGTCAGCATCTAGGCCAGAGCCTGAACCGTCATTACTAGAGTGCCATACTGTGCTGCCGTTAACATTGAAACCACCATCTGCCCTCATAACACCAGGTGTATACACACCGTTGCTAAACTCAGATGCGTTGTTCAAACGTAAGTAACCATCACTACTGTCTGCTGTTAAGGCTGTCTTACTATTGAAAGAGATACCACGATTATCATTTGTTGATGTGGCAGTAAAGTTTAATACGTCTGTATTGTTCTGAGATAATGTAAGTGCGCCAGTAATAGTATCGCCAGTGACATTCACAAAGCGACTATCCGCTTCTGTCTCTGTGTAGTAACGACCATCGTGAGTGTGGCTATCGTTTGCCACTGTCACGTTGATTGACGTAGTGCCAGAGCCGCTTACATCACCTGACAACGTAATTGTCTGGTTGCCTGTCAAGAATGCGCTTGCGTGGCTACCGTCTAGCGTATCTGCGTCTAAACCTGAGCCACTGCCATCAACAGTTTTGATTGCTGTTAGTATCTGTGCCGCAGTCTGATCCGCTGTGGCACCACTTTCGATACCGTTTAGCTTCGTGTGGTCAGCATCAGTAAATACGTTACTGTCTGTCGCGCTTTCTACAAGCGACCTAATTTCAGCAGCAGTTTGATCCGCTGTCGCACCGCTTTCGATACCGTCTAGCTTCGAACCATCCGCAGATACATCACGACCATCAAACGTCTGACCCGATGCAAACGTAATGGCACCTGTCATAGTACCGCCAGAACGCGCTAATGCCGCATCCGCTGTCGTACCCTGTGCCGCTGTCGCATAATCTGAGCTATCAAACGCTTTTACTTGTGCAAGGTTTGTCACCTCACTGTCCATCAAAGCGCCTGCCGCTGTGACGTTTGCAGTGTCGGTTACATCTGCGCCTGCTTCAATGCCATCTAGCTTTGTGCCATCCGTTGCAACATCGCGCCCGTCTACCGTGCCAGTGACAGCTAGATTTCCTGTTACCGTAGCACCCGTTGACGTAGGCGCAACCTTAGTAGAACCTTCGTACTGCAAGCGATTAAGGTCATCAGCAACCGCCGTGATAGATACGGTTGCCGCTCCACCCAAGCTGATAGCTGCATTTGAGTTGCTACTTTCTGTCGGGCTGCGTGTTAGTGATGTGCCAGTTGCGCTATAAGTACCCGTGCCAATCTCAAAATTGCCACCTTCCTCAATAACGTATTGAACGACATCACCATCAGAAACACCCGCATCTGCGAATGATTGGTAGCCCACAGACGCACCACCAAGAGTGACTGTGCCGCTACCAGTAGTGGATGTCGTCATCTTGGCCCTGTTAAAAAGTTTAGCCATGATGACCCTCCATTATGCCATTGTTAGGATGCCGTTTGTCCCAATGTCGATTGTGAATGTATCACCATCGTTCAAGGTCAAGGATGTCCCATAGTCGTAATATCCGATCACAGGATCGGCTGGTGATGTTGGCGTGTCGTTGTAGATCACAACATAGCGAAACGCTGCTACTGAGCCACCTGATGCAGTTAGCGTCAAGTCATCCGCAGATAGCTTGTATGTGCCGCCTGTCTGTGTGCTTGTGACCGTAGTCAGTGTGCGCGATGACAGGTTTGTGTAAGAGATTTCGCTGATGTTCGCTAAAACGCCGTTGCCATCTGCTGTTACATCTGTTCCCGCTGTTGGATCAGTGTTAGACAATGCAACCGCCAACGTGTCTGCGTCTAAATCCATCGCGTTCGCCATATTTTTGACGAAATCATTTACCTTCGTAAAACTTGCCATCAGAAGCTCCTAATTCTCATGCGATGGGCTGCGCCGCTCGCCTTGGCTTTATCATCTTCAAGATTTATAGCATCTATTGCGTTTTTATACAACGACGCCCAGATTTGCGCACGCTGATCTTCTCCCAGGTATGGGGCTGCGTGCATCAGGCTACCGTAAAGGTATGCATCTGAATTGTATTGTAACATCCAGTTGGTTGTGATGGATGTAGATAGTGACGGGATCCGCTTATAATACAGGATTTCCATAGTGTAGTTTTGATCTGGCGTCGGGTATACCTCAAAAGCGCCATCCACAATTGCGTAGTAGGCTGGCTTTTTAGCCGTATCGTCTGCCGACCTACGATCCATCAAATCGCCCTGTGTAATCATCTCTAAGCGCGTCACAGCCGGCGCTGTAATCATAACACGCTGCGCCTCAATAAAGTCTGTAGGCAGGGCGGTGTAGCGCGTATCCAGTGTTGCTACAACGCGGTCCTCCATGCGCCAGTGGCGCACCTTGCGGTTCATGTCTGTCTCAGACAGCGAAATAAACGTCGGTATAACAGACGTCAGGTCATCACGGTTGAGAAAATCCGCGATCGAGGATTTCAG